AGTGGACGCGGCAATCGACCTGCTGACGCAGCTGTGCAACATGGGGTGCATCGCGTTCGAAGGCGAAGATTGATTTGCGCACGCGGCTGAGCATTTGCCAAAGGAAGGCGGGCTATGCGGCGGAGGCGGACGCCATTGCCGCAATGGCGGCGGCGACAATCACGCTGCGCCATTACCGCTGCGACCGGTGTGGCCAATATCATCTGACAAGCCGGACCAAGGGTAAGCGCGTGCCGCGACCGGCGGACTAAGTCCCGACCCTAATCCGCTGCGTCAGACCTCACGCCAGCTGCCAGGGGCAAGATCATCCAGCGTCCAATCGCCAACGCCGTGGCGCACCAGCCGCAATGTCGGGTGGCCAACCGCGGCGGTCATACGGCGCACTTGCCGGTTGCGGCCTTCGCGGATGATAAGTTGCATCCAGCTGTCGGGCACGGTCTGGCGGACGCGGATGGGCGGATCGCGCGGCCAAAGCTGCGGGTCGGCAATGCGCTCTGCCTCGGCAGGCAGGGTCATCCCGTCCTTCAACTGCACACCGCGCCGCAATTGGCCGAGCGCATCATCGGAAACCGTGCCCTCAACCTGAACGCGGTAGATTTTGGGCAGCTTGTACCGCGGATCGGAAATGCGCGCCTGCAACCGGCCGTCGTCGGTCAGGATCATCAACCCTTCGCTGTCCATATCCAACCGGCCAGCGGGATAGACGCCCGGCACGTCAATAAAATCCGACAAAGTCGGGCGCGGCGAACGGGCGGTCCCCTTGTCGGTAAATTGCGGCAAAACGCCATAAGGTTTGTTGAACAGAATGACGCGCGACATCCCCACCCCTTAGCGAAGCCGCCAGAAAAGGGGAAATAATCTTCTCAGTGCGCAGAATTATAACCAAATAGGTAAAAATATATTGACATCGTAACGTTATTTGGTTAGTGTTGGGCATAGTCGAAAATTGCGATTCGCGGCGCTGCGGCGTTTTTGCGATAATGGAATGAGCAGTAAGGTTTCTGCGCGATTTTCAAGCGCGATATGCGCAGAGACCAAAAGTATTGCGGCAAGAAGCACTTCTATCTCTTTTTGGCAGAGTTCGATCTTCGTTAAAGCAACCGCGCCCCGATTAGCTTAGATACTCCGGTCGGTTGAAGCGATGAAGGGTATCACTGCCGAGCGCCTAATGCGTAGGGGGTTGGCTGCTTCAAACAGCATTAAAAGCCCTCCAAATGATCTAGATGGAGAACCCATAACATCGACGGAACACTATAGGTAGTGGGAAGTTATCAACAAAATAGCGACATCGTGTGAAAAATTCAGGTTGTATTCAATGATAATACCCTATAGCTGATTTGACCCTATCCGATTTGAAACCTCACGCCCTGCGTGGGGCCTTCTGTAGAATCGGATGGGGTTACTTCCCCTTCTTTTTCGCTTTTTTCGTCCGGCTCGGATCAATTTCCGCATTGCTAGGAATGAACTGCCAATGCCGGTATGGATGTTCAAACCTCATATGCCAGCCTTCGGCTATTCCAGTGGTGGCACCGACGTTGAAGTTCGGATAAATCTGCCAGACACGATTTTTTATAACTTTATAGACCTTCTCTTTCGCGCGCGCCCTCTTGCCTCGCCGTTTAGCTGGCGGGTGTGGTTTTGTATGCTTCTCGTTCAAACGAGACTGCATGCCGCCAAGAATAACGTCGAGGGCTTGCAAGATGTTGTGCTTCTTGGAATTAACGTCTGTTATGTCCTCATATGCAATTGATAATCCGGCGCGCGACCATTTCGGAAAATCCGATAAACTGGACATATATTTTTTGAACTCATGAAACTTATCAGAGTGATGTGGCACATCATCTAAAAGCAGCGCTGCCGATGCAGTGCCACCATCCGGAACTGAGTATTGAAGGCCAAAAGCATGCTTTACGAACTGGTAATACAGCATGAAATAGTCACCACCGATCATGTATTCTTTTAAAGTCGGGACATAACGATTTTGGGTGAACATGATCCTCACCTTCATGTCACCTCGCTCAATGATATCAAAAACTGCCTCTACAAAAGAACAATATTTGTCTGCGTAGGGAACTGTGATTTTTTCCCATTTCATTTCGCCATTGAAAATGTTGAGCTTATCTTTAACGGCCTGCAATTCTGACGCAATGGCTTGCTGTTTGCTGGCTTCGATCATAGCGCCGCCGTAAAAGTTCGAGTAGAACTCTCCTTTGTCGTCGGATTCATCGCAAAATATGATATATCGTTTGTGCATTTTGAAAATTGCTAACTAAAATCAAACCAAGTCGAGCAGCCAACTTTAACGAGGCCGCCCATTATAGGATTGCAACACCGAAGAAAAACGGTGGACGTGAAGCTAAAGAAGTTGTGCGGCATAAGCTTATCGAGCAGGCAAAGCAGTCGGAACAATAGCGGCAATAGCCAACTGCGCTACAGATGGCGGCATATCGCCTTTGCTTACCTTGCCGTCCAGGTAGCCCTTAAATTTACCGCCTTCGATGTAGTCATCCTGCAGCCAACGCCGATACTCCCCAAGCGCATCCAACGGGTAGCACCACGATTCCTGAGGATTTGATTTTGCTTGTGGATGATCGTCCGGATAGTGGTGCGGATATTTTCCCCGCGCGCCATACTTGCGATCAAACTCACTAGCGTCCCAGTGCTTCCCCCAGTGCTGCCCAATCGAAATATCTACTACAGTTTTTTCACCGATTTCGGCACCGGCCAATACCATTTCATAAATAATCGTGTGAGCTTCATTAAAGACGTGAAAAAACCCCTTGGGTGCCGATTGGTAGTTTAGCGCAATCCGGTCATGCCATTTGTTGAAACGATTTGCGCCTGTTGGATCATATCCGACGCGACTGTAAATCATGTCACGTAGTTTCGAACCAGCTAACAGCCGAAAGTTTGCTCGGGCTTGTTCTTGTACATTTGCGCCAGCATCAAAGGCGTAGTATTCCAGCACTGATAAACAAATTTCAGCAGGATAGCAAAAGTGGACGCGACCCGAATGTTGAATTTCGACATGCGCGATCGGAGCGTTGAAACCAGCTTGTTCGAGTATTGATTTGATTTTTTTAATTCGCGGCTTCAATTCGAGGTCATTCCATTGGCTGCTTATCGTGCCGATATGTGCATTCTCTACGCCGCACAAAACGGCCAGCCCGCGCTGATTAAGGTAGGGTGTGCCGTCGGATAGAACGCCCATACCGATTTCGCCAAAATCGCCGCTTTTCTCAATGCCAAGGTTTAAACTTCCCTGCGCAGAGCCGATTTCCATTTCAGTCGATTTGGTCGCTAAAATACTAATTTTATTAGCGTTAGGATTGATTTCCTTTGCCCCGCTCATTGCGCAATCCTCACTCTGAGTTAACATTATGTGACAATGTAGCAAGACAACGACTGGAGTCGAGTCTTGCTTTTATGCAGCTGTGGACAATCAATATTTAGACAGACAACAGATCGCCAAGCCTATTCATCACCACGACCCAATCGGGGAGGCATTGGGTTTGTAAAAGGCACATTTGCCCAAAACTAACCAAATAGGTAAATATATATTGACATCGTAACGTTATTTGGTTAGTGTTGGGCATAGTCGAAAATTGCGATTCGCGGCGCTGCGGCGTTTTTGCGAACATATCACGGGCTGAAGAGCGATCTTCGGCCCTTTTTCTTTGGGATCAGGAGGTATGCGATGACGAAAGATAAAATAAGCGTGCCCGACACCCGTTTGAATGCGCGGACCCGGCGTCTTTTCCTCAACCATTTGGCCGAAACCGCAAATGTGGCGGCGTCGGCCAGAGCGGCGGGTGTTGGCAGCAGCGCCGTCTATGCCGAACGGCGGCGGTCGGCGGGCTTTCGCGATGATTGGGCGCGGGCGCTTGGCGAAGGCTATGCGCGGCTGGAGACGGATTTGTTGGCCGAAGCCTTGTTGGCGGCCAATGGCAAAACGGCGGAGGCCACGTTGAAAGCGCGGGCGCAAAAGCATCGGCTGGCGATTGCGTTATTGAGCGCACATCGCGCCGCGGTGAAGGGCGCGCCGACGGCGGCCACGCCTGCGCCTGCCGTGGCGGATCTGCCGACGTTAAAGGCGCAATTGATATTGAAGTTAACCCAAATGCGCGAACGTGCGGAGCGGGCGAATGACGCAGCTTAATGCCCAGGCGTTGATGGCCATGCCCTATGAACAGATGGTCGCCTACATCAAAAGCTGGAACCGCAACAAAATGGAGGAGTCGCGCAGTTGGCGTTTCTGGCGACGCGACGACCAGTTCGAACCGCAGGGTGACTGGCGCACATGGCTGGTGATGGCGGGGCGCGGCTATGGCAAAACGCGCATGGGTGCCGAATGGGTCAGCGCGCTTGCCGCAGAATATCCCGGTGCGCGCTTTGCGCTGGTCGGCGCAACGCTGAATGAGGCGCGGCAGGTGATGGTGGAGGGTGAAAGCGGCCTTTTGGCGCTGCCTTTTGCCGAACGCCCCGAATGGGAACCCAGCCTGCGCCGTTTGACATGGCGCAATGGGGCGACCGCCACTTTGTTTTCGGCAGCAGAGCCCGAAAGCCTGCGCGGGCCGCAGCATGATTTTGCATGGGCGGATGAAATTGCGAAATGGCCCAACGGGATTAAGGCGTGGGACAATCTGATGCTTGGGTTGCGGCTTGGCCAACATCCCCGGATCATGGCGACGACGACCCCGCGTCCGGTGCCGCTTTTGCGGCGGCTGGTGCTGGAAAAGGGCGTTGCCATAACGCGGGGCCGCACGGCGGATAATGATATGCACCTGCCGCCCGAATATCTGGCGTCGGTGCGCGCGGCTTATGCCGGCACGCGCTGGGGCAGGCAGGAACTGGATGGTGAGCTGATCGAAGATGCGGCGGGGGCATTATGGACCCGCGACCTGATTGAACGGCAACGCGTTTCCGATGCGCCCGATTTGAAACGTATCGTCATCGGCGTTGATCCGCCCGTGTCGGAAAATGGCGATGCCTGCGGCATTGTCGCGGTTGGCATTGGTGAGGACAAGAAAGCCTATGTGCTTGCCGACCACAGCATAGCGGGCGCATCGCCCGAACGCTGGGCCCGTGCCGTCGCTGCAGCTGTCGACCTTTGGCAGGCGGACCGCGTGGTCGCCGAAGACAATCAGGGCGGCAATATGGTCGAAACCGTCTTGCGCGCGGCGGACCTTGCGATGCCCATCAAGCGGGTGCATGCAAGCAAGCGCAAGTCGGTGCGCGCCGAACCCATCGCCGCATTATATGAAGCGCGCCGCGTGTTTCACACAACTGCCTTTCCCGAAATGGAAGACCAGATGTGCGGGCTTGTTTCGGGCGGCGGATATGAAGGCCCCGGCCGATCCCCCGACCGGGCCGATGCGCTGGTGTGGGCGTTGACCGAACTGATGCTCGGCAAAGCCGAAAGAACGCCGCGGGTTCGGCTGCTGTAATTTAAAGGACTGGAAACATGAATATCTTCGGTTGGAAATCAACCGGGCGTGGCTTGCTGCGTCCGGCAAAAACGCGTGTGCAGCAGGATCGTCTATCGGGCATTCGCGGCTATGGCGTGCCAAGCCTTGGCGATTGGCCGCGAAATTATGAGGCGCAGATGCGCGAGGGCTATCTTTCAAATGCCATCGCCCAGCGTGCGGTTCGCTTAATTGCCGAAGGGCTGGCGTCCGCGCCGCTGACATCGACCGATGCGCAAGCATTGCGGCTGGTGCAGGCAACGTCGGCGGGGCAGGCGTTGATTGAAACGGTGGCGACGCATTTGTTGCTGCATGGCAATGCCTATATTGAAATATTGTCGGGCATGGACGGGCGGCCAGCCGAATTGTTTGCGCTGCGCCCCGAACGGATGACGATTGAGGCCGATATCCGCGGCTGGCCCGTGGCCTATGTCTATAAGGCCGGTGATGTTGCGAGCCGACTGCCCGCGGACAGCGTCATCCACATCCGGTCCATTCACCCGCTCGATGACCATTATGGTCTTGGCTGCCTGGGTGCGGCATCGGGCGCGGTGGCGACGCACAATGCGGCGACGCGCTGGAACAAGGCATTGCTCGATAATGCGGCGCGGCCATCGGGCGCTTTGGTCTATGAAATGGGCGAAAGCGGCACATTAAGCGGCGAACAATATACGCGGTTGAAAGAAGAGCTCGCCGCCAGTTTTCAAGGCGCAGGCAATGCCGGACGGCCGATGTTGCTGGAGGGCGGGTTGAAATGGCAGGCGATGGCGCTGACGCCCGCAGAAATGGATTTTGCCGGATTGAAAGAGGCGGCTGCGCGGGAAATTTCGCTCGCTTTCGGCGTCCCCCCCGTGCTGCTTGGGCTGCCGGGCGATGCAACTTATGCCAATTACCGCGAAGCCAACCGCGCGCTGTGGAACCAGAGCATCATTCCCCTGGCGCGCAAAATGCTCGCCGCAATTGGCGAAGGTCTTGCCCCTTATTTTAACGGTCTTCAGCTGGACATTGACCTCGATGCCATCCCCGCACTGGCCGAGGATCGCGAGCGATTATGGGCGCAAGTCGGCGCCGCGGACTTCCTGACCGCCGAGGAGAAAAGGGCCGCGGTGGGGCTTGGTCCGGTGCATTCACAGGTAGCTGAACCCGCCTAAAGCATAGCTTTCGAAATGGAGTGAACATGGTCGAAAATAACCTTCAAGGTCTGCTGGAGCAGGCCTCCGAAACGGGTGCCCGGCGTGCGCTTGCCCGTTTGGGTTTGGATGACGCCAGCGCCGCCAAGGATATGAGTGAGCTGCGCGAGCTTTTGTCCGCCTGGCGCGATGCCAAGCGGTCGGCGCGCAAGGCGGCGATTGGATGGGTCGTGCGCATGGTGCTTGCGCTGTTGCTCATCGGGCTGGCTTTCAAGCTTGGCCTGTTGGGGCTGGTTAGCCAGTGAGGCTGGCTGGCTATGCCGCGATCTTTGATGCACCCGACAAGGGCGGCGATATCGTGCGCAAGGGTGCCTTTGCCCGTGCGGCAAAAGCGGGCGTCCCATTGCTGTGGCAGCATGATCGCAACCGGCGCATTGGCTATGTCGAAAGTCTGAGCGAGGACGCGCGCGGATTGCGCGTCATTGCCCGGTTGGATGACGAAGAAACGCCGGTGCAGGCCGGCACGGGCCTGTCCTTTGGCTATCGTGTCCGCGCGATGAATAAACAGGATTACCGGGAGCTGACGGATCTTGATCTCATTGAGGTCAGCGTTGTCACGCATCCCATGCAACCGCTCGCCCGCGTGTTGGCCGTAGAGGCCGCAGCGGCGGGCACAACATCCATCACCCAAGGAGAATGATATGGATTATGAAACCAAAGCTGACGCGCTCGACGCGGTTTTTGAAGGGGCGGTGGCCGCCGCCGCTGTGACCCGGCCCGTTTTGTCGGGGGCGAGCGTGACCGACCCGGCAAAATCGGCCTTCGTTGACGGCTATTTGCGCCGCGGGTCCGAAGTGGAGCTGAAAAGCTTTTCGGGCGTGGTTGCCGCCGATGGCGGATTTGCCGTCCCGCGCGAAATTGATGAAATCATCGATTCCACGTTGAAGGCGATCTCGCCCATCCGTGCGATTGCCAATGTCGTCCGTGTCGGCTCTGCGGGTTATCGAAAGCTGGTCACGCAAAATGGCGTGACGTCGGGCTGGGCGTCGGAAACCGCAACACGCCCCGAAACAGCAACGCCCACCTTCAACGAAATCGTGCCAAGCTTTGGCGAGCTTTATGCCAACCCAGCCGCGACGCAGGCGATGCTTGATGATGCGGCGTTCGATGTGGAAAGCTGGCTCGCAGGCGAAATCGCGACCGAATTTGCAAAGGCAGAAGGCGCGGCATTTGTGAATGGCAATGGCAGCAATAAGCCCAAGGGCTTTTTGACCGCACCAACGGCGGTGACTGGCGATGCCACGCGTCCATTTGGCACGCTTCAACATGTCGCATCGGGTGTGGCCGGTGCCTTTGCAACCTCGAACCCGCAGGATAAGCTCGTCGAATTGGTCCACGCCTTGCGCGCGCCTTATCGTCAGGGTGCAACATGGGTGATGAATGCGTCTACGCTTTCGGCAATCCGCAAGTTCAAGACCACCGATGGTGCGTTCATTTGGCAGGCGGGCCTAAGCGCGGGGCAGCCCGATACCCTGTTGGGATATCCCGTGGTTGAAGCCGAAGATATGCCCGATATTGCCGCCAACAGCCTGTCGATTGCCTTTGGCAATTTCAAGGCGGGCTATCTGATTGCCGAGCGCACGGAAACCAACATCCTGCGCGATCCTTATTCGAACAAGCCCTATGTCCATTTCTACGCAACCAAGCGTTTGGGCGGCGCGCTGGTCAATTCGGAAGCGATCAAGCTGATGAGGTTCGCCATTTCCTGATTGCGCGAAAATCTCCCCGCCTGCGGGTGGGGAGATCCCTTCGGAGAATGACATGACCATATTTGTTTTTCAACGCGGCGAAACCATTTCGCTCGCGCTTGATGCTGTGACGGGTGACCCCCTTTCCGTCACGGCGATAAGCGGGGCGATGAAGGCAGTGGCCCCTGGCCGGACGAGCGTGAGCGCCGCCGCGCCTGTGGCCGCTGCCTTTAACATTACGCCGCGGACAGCATCGGGTGACGTGCCGGCCGGATGGAACCTAACGGTGGGGGCGGCGCAAAGCGCGCTTTTGCCGGCGGGACATTATCTGGCGGATGCGCGGATGGAGGTCGGCGGCGGGGTTATCATTACCGAAAGCATCGGCATCACGCTGCGCGAAAGCGTCACAGCATGACGATGCTTTTGCAATGGCGACAGCCCCCGCCAACCATTTTGGCGCGCTGGCGCGGGCCGGATGGCACGTTGGCACCGACTGTAGCGGCGTCATCCATCGGGTCGGTTCCCACCATCATCGGGCCGCCGGGACCAACTGGGCCAACCGGCCCTGTGGCCGACATCATCGACGGCGGCACATTTAATTAAGGATCATATATGCCAAGAATTCAAATAAAGCGCGGCTTGAAAGCCAATTTGCCGACAGCATCGATGTTGGCGGGTGAGGCGCATTTTACAACCGATCGTGGCACATTGCACATCGCCACTGGCGCGACGGCGCGGTTACCCGTGGTTCCTGCGATTGACGATCTTGCGACCGTCGCATCAGTCGATGGCGCAGCGGACTTCCTCATCTTGCACGACGCATCTGCAGTGGGCCAGAAAGAAGCGAAGATTACGGTCAACGCGTTCAAAGCGGCGTTGAATATCCCGGCGTCTGACGTTGACGAGAAAGCGGCCGTGGTCGCAGGTGGCACATCTGGTTATATTTGGGGAACCAATGGAACCGATGGGGTTATAAGACTGAACAACTCCATGGCGTGGACCAAAGATGCCGCGAACGCCTTTGTCACGCTGGCGGTGGGCGATGTGGACTGCGGAACATTCTGATGCCCAGCCTTTCCCATAAAAGGGGAACGCGGGCGCAAGTCGATGCCGCAGCCGCTGCCAACGCGTTGCGTGCGGGCGAAGTGTATCTGATTACCGACGAGGCACGACTGACCGTCGGAACAAGCGCAAGCACGCATCAACCCGCCGCGAAGCAGGGTGAAGGCGGTGGCGATCCATGGACGTGGATCAAGCTTGCCGCCGACGTTGCCAATAATACCGTCACACATGCCGCTGCGACGGGTCTGTCTTTCGCCGCTGCGGCCAATACCATGTACCTTGTTGAGCTTATCGGGACCTTTCAGTCGGCGATAGCCACAACGGGCATTGCGCTTGCCCTCGATATCCCTTCTGGGACCGTGACTGGCATGGCCGTTCATCAGTCAAATGCAACAATGCTTACCGGCACCGAACAAATTGCCGACGCGGTTACGACAGGGGCCACAACGGGTGTGCGCGCTGGCGCCACAAATATTCCGATAAGGGCCAATTTCATTGTGTCGGTGGGTGCGACGGCGGGGCAAGTTCAATTGCTGTTCCGGTCCGAAATCGCGGGTTCAGCAGTCACATTCAAGGCCGGACTTACGGCAATGGGCTGCCGGATTATCTAAAAGGAAATTGAAATGCTGAGCATGGAACCGCTCGGCCTCGACAGCGTGATGCTGGACGAGGTGCGAGCCTATTTGCGTGTCGATCAGGACATGGACGACAGCGCGTTGGCGGCGGCGATCCTTGCGGCGATTGGTCATGCGGAACAGTTTACCCGCCAGGCCCTTCTGCGCCGCGCGGGAACGGAAATCGTCACGGCAGGCAGCGGATGGCAGGTTTTGCAGACCCTGCCCGTCCATGCGATCACCGATGTTACGGGCATTCCGGCAGAGGGGGCAACTTTTGCACTTGCCAGCTCGGCATGGGAGCTGAAACTCTCATCACAAGGCGAAGCCTATTTCCGTGTGCTTCAACCCGGAAGTGCCGGGCGTGTGGAGATATCGATGATCGCCGGTTTAGCCGTCGATTGGGCAAGTTTACCGGAATCGCTTCGGCTTGGCCTGCTGCGGCTGGCGGGGTATTTTTATAATAATCGCGATAGCGCCAGCGATGCTGGGCCGCCAGCGGCTGCGTTGGCGTTGTTGCAACCCTGGCGCCGGATGCGCGTTGTATGAGCGGCGAATTTGCAGGCAGTCTGCGCGAACGCGTGGATATCGAAACCCGGCTTGGTGACCGCGACAGTCTGGCGGGGGCATCGGGCAAATATCGTTATGACGGGCAAGCATGGGTTGCGGTCTCGCCACTGATGCCCGGTGATGTAAGCCGCGCAGATGCCTTGTCTGCCTTGCCACGCTGGCAAGTGACCATGCGCAAGCGCGAAGGCGTCGGCCTTTCCACGCGCTTGGCATGGCGCGGCAAATATCTCGCGGTGCGCGCGGTGTTGAGCGATCCCGCTGCGCCAGCACAGATGCGGCTCACCTGTGAGGAGGTCCGGTGAATAGCGACCGGATCAACGCAAAGGCCGCTGCATTGGGGGAACGCCATGTTGACGGCCTATGCCAACAACTGATGCACGCGCCACGCCCCGCCGGTGTCAATGTGGAGCGCAGCGGCGATGGCGTTTGCCTGATTGGCAAAAACCTGCGGCGACGCATGCTCGATGACCCTCAATTAAGGAATTTTGGACGATGAACAGCGCCATGCACACGCTTCAGGCAGCCGCCGTTGCTGCACTGACGGCGCACCCCGTTTTGGCCAATGCGCTGACGGGCGTGTATGACGGTCCGCCGCCGCGTGCTGCATTTCCCTATGTCGCCATCAACGATGGGATCGCCAGCGATTGGAGCACGAAGACCAATGCGGGCCGCGAAATCCGGCTGGCTTTGACGGTGTGGGATGATGGTGAGTCCGCCACCCGCTTGTCCAACCTGATGTCGCATGTTGAGGATGCCGTTCTGGCCATACCGCGCGACCTGCCAAATTGGCGGATCGCGAGCCTCGTCTTCCTGCGTTCGATGGTTGTTCGCGATCCCGCCGGGCCATGGGCGGGGCTGGTCGAGTACCGCGTGCGGTTGCTCGCGATCTGACGCCCGCGAACCGAGCATAATCATATATCTCCTCGTCGGTTGGCGGGGCATTTTCGAAAGGAAAAGGCTTATGCCTGCAGAAAAAGGAAGCGCCTTCCTGTTGAAGGTTGGCGACGGCACATCGACGCCTGTGTACGCAACGGTTGCGGGGCTTCGCACCACGCAACTGTCAATCAATGGCGATCCGGTTGTCATCACCCATAAAGGCAGCGGCGCGTGGCGCGAGCTGCTTTCGGGCGCGGGCGTGCGTTCGGTTTCGGTATCCGGCGCTGGCGTGTTTACTGGTTCAACCGCAGAGACGCGGATTAAGAACAACGCACTGTCGGGCCTGCTCGACGATTATGAATTGAGCTTTGAAAGCGGTGACCGGTTGCGCGGCAAATTCCTTGTCGCGCGGTTGGATTATGCCGGCGATTTCAACGGCGAGCGTTCCTATACGCTGGCGCTTGAAAGCAGTGGTCAGGTGACATCCTTATGAACCGGCCGGCCAATGCCCTGCGCGGTGAGGCGATGGTTGCGGTGGAAGGCGGGCATATATTGCTGCGCCCAACCTTCGCGGCTTTGGTGGCCTGTGAAGACGAACTTGGGCCGCTCTTCGCCTTGGTCGAACGTGCGGCTGCGGGGGGACTGAAGCTGTCGGAAATGGTCAGTCTGTTTTGGCATTGCCGAGCTGACGGCGATGCCGGGGTGACGCGCGCCGACTTTAGCGAGCGCCTGACGCAAGCGGGGCTTGCAGCGATGACGCCTGCGCTCAAAATTCTGCTTGGGCAGATTTTAAGCGGGCGATGACATTTGGTGAAACCGCATTGCGGTTAAGCGCGATCTGCGCGCTGCAATTGGGGTGGCGTCCGGACGAATTCTGGAATGCGACCCCAGCGGAGCTGCTCTGCATTTTCAAGGGTGCCGACGGCCAAGACGCGGCCCCGCCTGACCCGAACGAGATTCAAAAGCTGATGTCGCTGTTTCCAGACAAAGCGGCAGGAGACCAATGATGGACGAAGAAATCGACAGGCTGGTCGTATCGGTCCGCGCCGATACCCGCGCCTTTGCAAGCGACGTCGCGACGATGCGTGCTGAACTTGACGGCCCCTTTGCCGATGGCCTTGAACGCGCGGGCTCCGCACTGGAACGCGGCCTAGCTGGTGCCATCCAGCGCGGGAAGTTCGGCTTTGAAGATTTGCGCAGGATTGCACTGTCCGTGCTTTCGGAAATTGCCAGATCTGCGATACAGGCAGGGCTCAATAACATGAATGGCGGTGCGTCTGGCGGGGGCGGTCTGCTGGCGTCATTGGGTACGTTTTTGGGCGCCGCACTTGGCGCACCCGGGCGTGCCACGGGTGGTCCTGTGTCGCCAGGCAGGGCGTACCGCGTGGGTGAGCGGGGGCCGGAGCTGTTCGTTCCAACCAGCAGCGGGCGTATTGAAACGGCTGGCGCTGCCGGGGCGCCAACGCAACTGCGGCTGACCATCAACGTTTCGGATTCGGGCAAGGGCAGCGCGCCTGCCGCGCTTGAGCGATCTTCGCGGCATGTGGCGCGTGCGGTTCGGCAAGCATTGGCGCGGGATTGAACCATGGCATATTGGCTTTGTGACCAAAGACGGCAGCAGAAATCTGTCCCCGTCATGCGCTTTGACCCGCGTTTCTGGACGGTCAACTTTCCGCGTCCGATGATGGCATCCGTGGTGACGACTGGCCCTGAATCCTTGCGTGCGGACGCCATATTTTATCGCAGTGATGATCTGGCCGGCTTGATCTGGGACAGCGCCGATCATTGGGATCACCCCTTATTGGCCTATGAAACCAACCGCGATTACCGCCGGTTGACGATGAAATTCCGGTGGCGGTCGGCGGGTATCATGCCGCTTGATGCCGTCAACGGCCCAACGCTCACCATCAACGGTCGCGATGCGACGGGCGTGGCCAAAAGCTGGTATATCCGTCTTTGGAATTACGCCGTTGGCACGCCGGAAGATGCCGAAATCGTGCTGGATTTCAGCAACCTTCAGGGCGGGTTTCTTTTGCCACAAGAGGCAGACCCTGTTTTTGCAGGCGACATTGACCAGATTTTCATATCGCTCATCCCGCCTGGATATACCGGCTTGCCAAGCAATTTGCCTGCGCCTGTTGAAGCGTGGGTGGAATTGACGCAGATCAGATGCGACGGGGCTGGCGTCATGCTGGACACCGGCGATGTCATGATGCCCGAGCATGAGCTGAAAATGGCAACCGGATATGATGATGCCTATAACCAGACCCCGGCGCGGCTGGTTCGCCAGATCCATGCCCTTGGCTACCGGCAAACGATCAATCATTATGTCGGGATGAGCCATTATTTCAGGCTCGAGCCATTGGGTAACGGACATTATGTCAGCTTGGCGGGTGGTGCGCTCAACGCGCCCTGCCGGGCTTGGCACCGAAATTTTGCGGCACAGGCAAAGTTGATGGGCTTCGATCTGATTTTCTCGCTCAGTTATGAATTGTTCGACGCGCATTGCTGGAATGATTGGAAACAACGGACGGAAAATGGTGACCGCGCACTAACCGGATGGGTCCCGCCATCCACGTTGCTGTCGCCTGCGCACATCGGGGCGATGAACTATCTCAAGGCGGTCGCGCGGGCATTTGTCTTCATCCTGAAAGAAGCCGGACTGTCGGTGAAGTTTCAGATTGGCGAGCCATGGTGGTGGATCATGCCCGACGGCCGCATCTGCCTGTATGATGCGGCTGCGACTGCCGCATTCGGGACATTGTCGGTCAGCATATCCGACATAAAGGGTTCAAAGTCTCCGGCGCAAAAGGCCATGCTGGACCGGGCAGGTGGGATACTCGCGGCGTCCACTGCGTCCATCTGCGCGGCTGCGACGGATGAGGCAGGATCGGCTGGCATAGAGACATTATTGTTGGTGTATCTGCCAACGGTTCTTGATCCGTCCGCCCCCGAAGCCATGCGTGCCAATGTTCCGCTGGGATGGTCCGCGCCCGCGTTCGATGTGCTTCAGTTGGAAGATTATGACTGGGTCGCATCGGGCAACCATGGCGCCACGCGGCGGGCGGTTCCGCTGATGGCACAACGCCTTGCCTACCCCGTCGATGCGCAGCATTATTTTAGCGGCTTCGTTCTGCGCCCCGAAGACACGGCGCAGTGGAGGGACATTGAGATCGCCGCGCGCGCGAGCAGGGCACGGGGCACGGCGGAAACCTTTATCTGGGCGCTGCCGCAGGTCGCCCGTGACGGATTTACCTATTTCGAAATTGGACAGGAGGATGCGGCTGTGCAGGAATTTGATGACGTGCTTTTCCCGCTGGACATTGGCCGCG